ACCAAGGAATGAACGAACCTGCATATCACCGACATTTCGTAGGATGTATGAAACACGACCTACGAGAACTGTCTGCTTAAAGAATGAATCGAAGAGATCAGTAGTTACTGTTCTGAGTTGCTGTGCATTTTGTGACTGTGAGAAAAGGTTTCTTGTCTTTCCTGTGAGCTGACGGATTGAGTCGATGTCAGGCCACTTGATAAAATTTGCAAGTTGAGAGTCAATAAGCGGATCCAACTGAGTGAACTTTTGGGTCTTTCCAGCGACCTTAAATTCTCTTGTGCCGATGTCCTTGCCAGCAACTTGTGCCAAGAACTTTCGGTTAGCATCTGCTTCCTTCTTAAATACTCGAGCCGCATCATTAAGCATACGGATTTGTTCTTCTGTTAGGTTAGGAGCCTTCTCCTTAACCAAAGACTTAAGCGTGTCAATGAATACATTGAATCGTTCAGTCGAGGTTGTAGCCGCCATCATTGCCTTAACGGATGTCTTCTGTAATTCAGGAGATGCTTTAAGGAATGGCAAAGTGTCATTCATTTCCTTGACCAATGTATCTACATCGTCTAGGTGAATAAGATTCTTAGTAGGTGCAAACCGTGTGAACGGTGCAGTTACTTTATTAGTTCTTAGGAATGCTCTTGCATCATTCTCTGCATTAAGCAGGAAGTTAGCAAAGCCTTCATGGTGCAACTTCAATGAGTTAGGTGCATAGAAACTTGACTGGAACTGGATTGCACGAGACTGAGCTGCAAGTCCAACCTTGGTTCCACGAGATAGTTCTAGGCCAACTTCACCGGCAAGTAATCCCATAACTTCTTTTTCGGAAGTAGCAGCAGCCAAACGCTTGGCTAGATCAACTGTGATGTTGCCATTCATTGCTCGCCATAGATCATCGTATTGTTCTGGGCCATAGTGGACAGCAATAAACTTTGCAGCGTTTTGACCCATTGGGCCAAAGAATGCTTTAGCAGCTTGCTGGTAATCAAGGATCTGCTTACCACCTACGGTCATAAGACCGAACTCTGCTTCCATCGCTAGTTGCTTGCGACCTCTAGCCTCTTCAAGAAGTGTACGAGCCTCATCATCAGACTTGACTCGATCTTGAACATACTTAAGATTATTCTTCCAAGCTTCTTCAGCCTTGGCGAGTTCCTTTTGGACACCTTTTGTAACCTTGCCCATTTCGGAAAGATCTCTGTTTATGTTGGCAAGTTGTTCCATGACTGTAAGGCGAGGTGCTGCTGCACCTTCAACTAGCCCTGTAACCTGCTGGGTAATTGCACCCTTAGTTGTAAGTGCTTGAACACCAAGATCGTTGATGTCAGGTGAGTTAATAGCATCAGCCTTGAAGCGACCAAAGTCAGAAATCTTTGCATCAAATGGATCTACTGTTCGTGGGAAGTAAGCGTATCCGCCACCACCCATACCACGAGTTGCACCAACATTTTCAAAGCCTTGAATACCGGCTCTTTCGTATGCTGCAAATAGTTGTTCTGTTAGTCCAGCCTTCTTTGCTGAATCAATAAGTTCTGCGTGTGTTGCACCGGGTGTATCGATTACATCAAGAACGGTCTGCAACTTAGACTCTTGGATACCAGCAGCAGTTCCAATATCAATAAGGTTAGAACCAATCTCGTTAGATACACGAGTTGCCTGTGGTGAATCTCCAGCCTTGATAAGACCTGTCCACTTGATAAGGCGTGGCTTCTGCTTTGCTGCTACACGAACTACAGCATCTACTCCATTACGAATACCCTGAGTAGCTGCACGATCACCCTTCTTAAGGGCTGCTTCATCAAGAGTGTGGATAAGTCCGGGAGCCAACTGTTCTTGTTCTTTAAGGACTTGTCCTGCACGGACTACCTCATCAAAACCTTTAGCATCAAGAACGCTTTGAACTTCTGCTGCACGACCAGCAGTATTGAGTTCAATACGGTGAGCCATAAGATCTTCAGCTCTACGAGCCTCACCTACAAGTTGACCTTTTGTATCAGTTGCAGTCTTAAGACCTGTGATTAAAGCATCACGCTGTTGACGGAGTTGACCGTATTCTGCATCTAATAAATCTGCTTCAGACTTTGCTTTGTAATAAGTCTGGTATGTATTATCTACCTTTTCGGCGATAGTATTGAGATCATCTTGGTGCTTGATTATGTCTGCTTCAAGCATATTGATGTCGCCAGATGCAACTCTTGCTTCTGCACGGACTTTACCGACTTCACCCATGACATCTTCAACATCACGAGCCACAGCCTTGATCGGTGCTGCCTTCGCTTCTGCTGCACGAGCTGCGGCTTTTGGCCCAACACGAAGTGTTACGCCAACTTTTCCAGCTTCTTTACCGATCTTAAGTAAACCTACACCGGGAACATAAGTAAGTGGGTCTGCTGCTAGGTTAAGAACGAATCCTGAAACTGCTTGGAATGTTCTAGCGGCTTTAGTCTCTGGGTTATCGAATAGTGCTTGTGTAAGTCCACTTGAATAAGTCCAAGGAACTCCACCCTTCATCGTAGGGCCAGCAGCAATCTTTGCATTAAGTAATGCTTTACCTACCGCAGAGTTTTGATCTGCACCAAGAAAACCAGTACCTACATCAATCTTGCCTGTTTTGAAAAGGTTGATAAGAGCTTGACCTGTTTGTGTCTCATCAAGAACATTCATGCCACCCTTGCCAGATACACCGTTACGAACGGTGGCTTCTAGCATTTCAAATGGTGTTGATAAAAGCATGAAAGCAGTACGAGTAAGTGGTGCTAAGAAGTCAGCAGGTGAACCCTTCTTTGCAGAGTTCTGCTCTTTTAACTTAGCAGCAGCAGCAATGGCTGCGTTACGCTGTGCATCAATCAATGCTGATCCATCGAGTGTGGTCATAGCATTGGCTGTATTGCCACCGATAGGGGCTCCAGATTTTGTAAGACCCATAACGGTGCCGACAGATGCAGCAGGGTAGGCCTTAGCCATAGCAGCTAACTGCTTGGCAAAGTCTGGACTTAAATACTTAGATTGCTGGGCCTGAATGTATGTATCGTAAGCTGCTGTTCCTTCTTGAGGAATTGAACTTAACGATGCACCGAGACTACCAGCACCAAATGTGCCTCCGGTTTTTCCTGCCATTAACGCTTCTCATAATCTAATCTTTGACCTAATCGAACCAAGTCTGGATCTGGATATAGGGCAATAAGTTGACGAACAAGTGTGGCAGTTTCATCAGGTGCTGATGGTGGAATAGGTAATACTTCATTACCCGGGCCATCACCAAAAGCTGCACCGTATGTAATAGATTGATCTACATTTGGATTAGGTGTAGAAAAATTACGCTGTGGCATAGCAGGTGCTGCGATCATAGGGCCCATTCCGCCACCCATTGCACCTGTCTCAGTTGCTGCTAATGGAACTCCGGGAGCAGTTTGTAATTGAGTGAGTTCTTGATTGTCACCATATGCTCCACCGGTAATGGATTGTGCTGCCTGCCTACCAATGTATGGGCCTTCAGCCATCTTTAGCCTCCATTTTTTCAATGTCTTTGGTCATCTTCTCCCACATATACTGCTTCTTTGCTTCGTTTACAGAATGTGAATGGATAATCTTTGTTATCAATGAGAAAAAATCTGCGAATGAATAACTTATTTTATATAGTAAATCTGCTACTGCGTAAACAAAATCTATTTTCTTTGCAGGGCGAGCCAATACAAACATATCATCGAGTTCATCGAAGTTATCTTCTGACATTGACTCGCCCTCCTAAGATTATTACTTAGCTTTCTTTCCTGCTGCTGATGCTGGCTTACCTGCAAAACCGATTTTCTGTTCTGCTGACTTACCTTTTGCAGACTTCTTGCCCATGATTGGGCCTAGAACTAGGGCCTTAGCGACTGCACCCTTTTTTACTCCGAACATATTGCACCTCCAGATGCGTGTTAAGCCGCCCCAGTTAGGGAAGCTAAAAGATCAGCCATCGGTGGGGTTCCACCTTGTGCTAGATCAGTTCTACGAGAATACTGGCCGGGGCCAGATACCATTTGGGAACCGGCAGCCGGGGCCGCTCCCGGAACCCCCATAGGGGGTTGCGAAGCACCGGGGGCCATCGCAGTCGCTGCCGGTTGTTCTACTGGAGCAAACGCTTTTGCAACGATTGACTCCAATGCTTGACCTTTTGCTCGACCTTCAATGATGTCGGCGAGCCTCTTAACAGCTTCTGTTGGATCCCCACCCTGAGTAGCAAGCATTGGGATTGCGTTTGCATATTGTGCTACTGCGGTTCTTAATGAGTCACGAAGTTCTTCGATGTCAATTCGTTGTTCTTCTTGTGTGACATTGATTGAGAATGGAAGATTGCGGCGGAGGAAGTCACGAGAAATCAACTTATCTCCACGAAGTTGCAATCCAAAGATTGCGGCACGGTTAGGATCTAGTCCTGCCATGAGGCCATACTGGACATCTACTGTGTAATCACCATTGATGTCTCGTGATGGAATGTATTTTAATTCGTATGGTGTTCCGTCATCGGATCCACGAATAGTTTTCTGGGTCGAACCGAATACTTGCTCATCTACACAGAATGCAATACCGATAAGGTTTACAAAGAAGCGAGCAAAGACTGCCTGTGCTGCCTTGATCTGTGAATCGAAGCCACCCATAAGGGCTTGAACGCCACGACCTGTAACGATAGATGCATCGATCTGACCTGTTCGGCCTTCTGGATAACGAGATCCCATACGGAGTTCTCGTTCAAGGTTCTGTGTTTCAGCAAAGACTCCGTTAGGAAGTTCGATTGGAACTCTACGGATTCTCTCTGGTGTGTTAGATCGAAGCAAAGCATCTGGGCCAAGGGTAAATTCTTGGACATCTGGTGGGATAGCGATAGGTGCATTGACTGACTTCTTCGCTGCTTCAAGCTGAAGGAGTGCAAATCGAGCCTTAGCCATCTGAACTGGTAGGACATCATCGAACTGACCACGAGTTTGACCATCAACTGTTGGTCGTTCTGCTACATCTACAAGGATTTTGCCTAGAAGATTAGGGGTATTAGATAGAACTAGGTTATCTAACTCCGGTAAAAATATTAAATCTTGATACTTATCATGGTAGCGAACCATGGAAATCGTAGACTTCATACGATACTTGCTGTTGATCTGAGCCTTATACTCTGGATACTGTAGGGATAGAGACTCTGAATCAGACATAATGATCTGAGCCATAGCAACTACTGAGCCAAAGCGATCCTTTTCAAAGTAAAGACCGAAAGGATTAAGCATACGAATGCGTGGATTGTTAGTATCAAAGTCAATCTCCACCATACCTGCTGCAAAGCCATATGTGTAATACCAGTCTGCTGCCTGATACATCTGAAGTTGTAGATCAGACTTGTTGGCATAGTGGTTGGCAATGCGTGTACGAATCTCAGCCTTTTTACGAGCTGCATCGGAGGTCATGTTGGATGAGGCACAGTTAATTGCTGGAAGAGGGGCAGTTACCTCGGCAAGGTCACGAGCTGCAATGTCAACCATGTTAGCGATGAGTGGCTTCGGATACTCATCAGAGAACTGACCGAAGAAAACATCTTGCATACGACCTTGACGGACAGCAAGAACATCTGCCATACGGCGATCACGATCCATGTTGCGTGTTTTAAGGCGTTCAACCTTAGCTGCAACTTCTTGAACTGAAAGCATTTTTCTCCTTATGCCAAACGGCGATCTGCGGCCCACTCATCAAGGTTGATGACCTGTCGCTTTTCGGCATCTGCTCGGGTGAGGAATTCATTGTGTACGAACTTTCCGCCATACTCACCAAACTGGCAGATCTCTCTTGCTCTAATCTCACAGAACCAGAGGGCCATAACAAGGTCTGTCTTGTTCTTAGTCTCTGGCGACCATGTTACTAACTGGTCAATAAGTAATCGGATGCCTTCGTGTCTATCTGAAGGCAAGTGCATCAAGTTATCTCGATGGTGCTTACCATTGGATTCAACGCTTCCAAACAAGGAAGCCATTGCAGCGACACCAAATCCAACATCCCACTTATTTCTAGAAGTAGTGTGTTCTCGAAGAAGCACACCACGACTTGCTAACCATTGCCGTAAATTCTCATCCTGTGTCAGATAACCCTGAAAGGCGTTTCGTTCAACCATCCATTCCGATGGTTTGTACTTTTCCGTAAATGTAGTGATGAGATCACGGATGGCTTGCGGTGACGGTTTAGTAATCGTAGCGGCATCCAAGATGTATCTCTTCTTCCGTCTACGATCTACAGCCATGACGACTGCCGCCGTATCACCAACTATCGCTGGGTCAAGCCCTGCGATGATGGTGAGACCTTCTACTGTCTCGGGGTGTCCGGGATTGCCCGGAACGATTGGCCCGATCATTCTCATTCTGTCGATAGAACCTTTAACGCAAGTCATGTTGAAGGTTGAGTCTTCATCAACATCTGCTTGCTGGTAAACCATCGACCAAGTCTTTGGGTCTAATGCACTTCTACGCATGGATAGATACTTGCCATCCCAGCGTGGGTATAAACCGTCTTCGTCTGCCTCTTCATCGCTGCCCTGCCAAGGGCGGTCTGATTTAGGCCAAAGTGTTTTCCAGTCCTTCTGGTCTTCTGCAAACTCTAGAACTGCTGGCATGGCCAGATATGTCCAAGGTGATTTACCTGTTGGATAGCGTTCACCGTTACGGAGTTCTCTATAGAGGTCAATGGAATCTACTCGAGTTCCAAGAACTAAAAGCTTGCCGGTAGGCCCAAGTCGAGTAAGGACTTCCTGCTGAATCCATCGAATCTGTTTTTCGTATTCGTGGGCATTCGACATAGTCACACAGTCGTCTAGGATAATCAGGTCTGCTCTCGCACCGTATACCTGTCCTCCGATACCGATTGCTTGAATCGTAGGATCCTTCTGGTCTGAATCACGCAGTTCGTCTCCGAGGTAAACTTGCGTAGCCTGCCATGTGGCTGACTTAGATTTGAAGCCTGAGCCAGCAGCGTAAGCCAGTTGCAGCTTCTGCCATGATGGGTGAGTCAAACGCTGTTTAATAGCGTAGATAAATTCTGTTGCCTTCTGCTGTGACTTCGAGACAATCATGATACGGACATTTGGATCCATACAGATCCGATATACCGGATAGTCAATCGAGGTAGTCATCGACTTGGCGTGTTCAGGGGGCACATTCACCAGAACATACTGGGGGCGGCCTTGCTCAAATTGCATAGAGCTATGCATCCACTCAGGTTCATTACCTTCAAGAAGGTTGATGATATTCATCTGATGTGGAAAGGTGTCTGCTTCCAGATACTCCTTGCGGAAAGTACGGAAGTCCATCTCGAGGGATTCTTCAGACTGGATGCGGCCATGCTTTGATCTAGCAGCACGAACCTTATCTACAGTCTCCTTGAATTCTTTATCCGTGGAGCGGTAGTAATCCCACAGCTTTGCTGATCTGCCGACCTGCCGCATGGCATCTTCGACTGTGCAACCCTCTGTAATCAGACGGATTACTTTTGCCTTGATCTTGGCTGTCTCTTCTTGTTTACTCATATCTCTCCTCGCCAGCTTCGCTGGCGTGGTCGCCAAAGATTTTTCATTGGGTTTAGCGGTTCTGAAAAAGAACAGACTACTGGGCATTTACTAGGGGCTTCTAGGTCGCCTTTGCTCGCTAGGGCTCGCTCCGGCTCCCTAGAGCCGGTGTAGTCGTCTAATTACTTTAGCAAGTAATTATCCTCCTACTATATATAAGCCGGGATAAATAGGTTTTATCCCACACTATGCCCTGTGATTTGTATCACATTCTATCTATTGTGTGTAAAAGTCCTGCTCAGAGCCTATTTTACAGCTCGAAATCCTATCAAAAATATTTTTCTGGGTACATATATACAGGGGCCCCAGCCGTTTTAAGCACTCGGGTCAATTTAGCCTGCCTGCGTGTCGAGCCCCCCTATGCCGATAACTAACATTATGTAAACCAAGATTCTCGGCGTGTCGGGGAGACATGGAGAGGGGCAGACCGCCCGAGAACTAGGGGCTTTTAATGTTCGGGTTCTAACTAATCGCCTAAGACCTACGGCATGGAATCAAGGGGGCAGGGGGTAGGGCAGGGGCAGGGGCTAAGGCTTCAGACATGGCAGGGAATGGGGCAGACATGGGGCAGGGCTCGGGGGCTTCATGTTGCGTAATTCGCTGGAGACACTTTTCGGAATGGGTCGAATTCACGCTCGAATTCTCTCTCGTGATCTTCGAGCTTCTTTTCCGGTGTTGCGTAATTCGGGGGCTGTCGGTTCTTGAATTGCCGGTGCTTTTGCTTCACAATTAGGTCATGGGTTCGGGGCTTCCGAATTCATAACCTAGAAAAGGAATCAAATAAATGAACGCAACAATTCAGACCCCTACTCATGCCGAAGCCGTTAAGGCTTTCGATTCTGTTCTCGATTCATTCCGAGATTCATCTCCGATAAATGAGAACGAGATTCTTTCGGCTGTCGCTGGCTTTAATGCTGGAATTCAGATTCGTGACTATGTAATGGGGAGAACACTTATCGACTTAACGGCGGAAGATTCTTCGGCATTCTTTCGCTTCTTAATTGCTACGGCTGGCGAATCTGTCGGGCTTTATACCCTGCTCGCATTGAGCGAATACCGAAAGGGAGATAAGGAACTAACGCAAAAGGCATTGAGTAAGGCTTCCGAATTAGATTCGGAATATTCTCTCGGTTCTCTTTTGGTTCGTTGCTTTAACGCTGGTTATCCTGTTGAACTATTCGAGAACATGGCAAAAGAACTACACGCAAAAGTCGTTGCAGGAATCGAATCTCTTTCAGATGTAATTGCTGGAGAGGAATCAAACTAATGAAGCACGACATCATTCTGAAAGATTCGGCTACTGGTGAGGTTCTAGTAATTGCCCCACTAAGTAAGACCCGAATGAACGCCTTAGTGAAGGCTTATTCACGAGCAGGAATCGAAGCGGTTCTCGCTTAGTCGTTAAGTGGGGGAGAGGGCTTCGGTTCTCTCCCCTGCCTAATGTCTAAGGGTTAGACATTGAAAGACACCTAGAAAAGGAATCAAAAGAATGAACGAAACTAAGACCCCGAAAGAATCGGGTTCGCTGGCGTGGGCTTCAGATTCTGCCCCTGCCTATGCTGAGGGAGTCGAAAGACTTTATTCATGGTCATCTAATCACGAAGGCTTTAAGCCTTTCCGAAAGTTCCTCGACCTAATCGGCTGGAGTGCTGACGAATACGGTTCGAGCCTTGATTCGTGGGCAGACCCTGCCGATTCATTCGGCTACATGGAATTAGGGCTTTTGGCTGATGCACTTACCGATTACGCAAACCGCCCTGATGATGTTCGGGGCTTCATCTCCGAGCTTCTCGAAGTCGAATCGGAATTCGGGCTATGAGATCACGCAACTATTACCGAATTCGGTTCGCTGTTCGGGTTCTCTTTTGGGGTTCTCTAATCGCTGGGGTTCTCTATATCTCGGGTCATGTCTCTTATACCGAAAGGGGCTATTGCTGGGGAACTATCTCCGAATGCTTCTTCCCTGAAGAAGGGGGGAAGTAATGCCCCTAATGTGTGAAGAGTGCAAATGCTCGAATTGGCTATGCCAAACCTGCGGTGAATCGAATCACCATGACTGCGACTGCTCATGCTGTGGCTGTGAATGCCAAAAGCATGACGGCGGCGTTGACGGCGTTGGCGTTGAAATTCTATCGGCGACATCTGTCGCCCTTGCTTATGAAGATTCCGTAATCATTAAGCATGACGGCGTGACCTATCGCTGGGTTGGGCTGTATACCGAAAATAGTTCAGATTCCTTTTGGTATCTCGGCGACCAAATGATTTCCTGTCCTGAATGGGCAGAAGATTTAGATATGGATTCGCTGGGTTATGAATTCCGAGAAGGGAAAAGAACATGACGACTATTCATCTGGGCGATTGCTCGACTGACTGCCCTATCTGTGTGGCGAATTGTGAATGCGAAAAGTGTGGAGAGGGGGTGACTGCGTGACTGTTCATAAGACATGGGTAGTGATTTATTCTAGTGATCCATTAGCAAACCATGACCTCGGCGAAAGGCTGAAGGGGCTGGAGTGGTGGATTACTGACCGAGATAATGCTGAAGAAAGCAGAACAGCGACTCGAATGATTGACCTAACACAACTGAAAGATTAGCGACCTATGGGGCAGGGGTTTATCTCCCTGCCCTGTGGGGTGTTCATCTTGAATACCGAATTACCTAGAGAAAAGGAATCAAACTAATGAAGATTCAGACGAAAGCGAAGTGTGTTGAATGCTCACGCATCTTCGATTTACTAGACGAATCACAAGCTGAAGAGTGGTATTACGGACACGATTGCGAGGTGGAGTAATGCCTATTCATGTGAAGTATGAAGTAAGAGACATTGACGGCAAGGTTTTGCCGGAACATTCGACTTACACTATGAAGGAATTCAAGTCTGTTTCAGAAGCAAGCGATTGGATTCGTAACGAAAGCGATTGGTTCGTTGATTGCTGTCTAATAGATTCGAACAATATTGGGGGAGTCATAAGTGATGATTTAGTTATCGTTGAGATAAACGGTTTCCCCGTAACCGAAGAGAGAGAGGTAGCGTAATGAATAAGAAACCCGAGACTTACTTAATCACTTTCGAAATTACAAGTATGTTCGACCCTGCCAAATGGGATTGGGATAACTTTCTAAACTTAGATGAAGATGAAAGTTATTCGATTCATTCCATTGGTCAGATCACTAGGAATAATCAAGGCGAGGTAGCCTAATGAGAGATTACGAATTAGTTCATGCCATTGAAAAAGTAATCGCTACTGACGGAGAGGACATGACTGACGGCGAATGCTTAGATGAAATTATCAAGCTCGTAATCGAATACAAGTCATTCAACTTTACGGCGAAGGGGAATCCCTATGACTCAGAATAAATGTGTATCCCCTGAAGATTGGGATTGGCTCGATTGCGACATCAAGGGTCACGAAGAAGGCTGCTTTATGACTCGTTGCCCTGCGTGTGGCACGACTGACCGAGATTGTGAGGTGGTTGGTTGGTAGGCTTTATCCTAGTCATACTTTTATTCTTTACTCTCCCTGTTGGGATAGCGGAGAATCAACCGATACTAATTGCGATACCGATACTGGGGCTGATAACAGCCCTATTGTGGAAGGAGAAGTAATGCATCACCGATTCATAATTGGATTGGTGGCTTTGGGGTTGGCGATTTCGCTGACCCCAAACGCCCCGATCCATTTAGAAATAAAATCTAAAGAGGTAGTTCCAAAAGTCGTGGAGATTCCGGACTTATCTTTGGATCAACTACCTTTATCGTGGCAAAAATTGGCTATGTGTGAATCCTCTGGTCGGCTCAACGCCGTCAGCGGCAAACGCAAACAGTTTCAGGGGGCATTCCAGATTGAGTATCCACGGACTTGGATTGCTCACGGTGGCAACAGCGGCAAGCAACCGAAAGATTCCACATTGCTCGAACAGTTCTATGTAGCTCTTCACATCTATGTTGATCGAGGCTCTAAGCCTTGGCCATATTGTGGTAGATTCTTAAAAGAAGATTACGGAAAGTAATGCTAAGATAAATGTAGTGGGTTGATTCCCCACTCTAGGTGCTAAGGCCCTCCTTCGGGAGGGCTTTAGTTTTATGTCCTTGGATTATCTACCGAGTAGAAACCACCAGCTTTGAATACTGTAGGCGTTGCTGTCCATACTCGAGACATCATCAAACCACAATCACATTTAGGTGCAGCTTCTTCCTCTGTCATTCTGCGTTCGATCTCAACGCTGATCCCACACTTACTGCAACTGTATTCGTATGTAGCCATTAGTTATTGTAACTCCCTCTGAATTTTCTTAGACTCTCCTCTGGTACGCAATAGATCTCTGGTCTACGCCAGTCAGGTTTATCCAACCACTCCGGGTTCTTTGCTTCTGCACCCATGATCCAACCAATCAATTCGTAGTTAGGCATACCACCTCTAACTAATACGAACTTCACATCATCTTTAGCATCAGGTCTAACAAGTAATCTACCCTGCTCATGCTTTGTGTATTTAACATCGATGTTTGGTTCAATATCTACACCACCTTGACCGAAGGCACCACCCCAGTAGACACCAAGATACTTAGCTACTGCTATCTCAGCACCGCAACCATCTACATCAAGAAGGATTCTTTGCCAAGGATCCATGTCTTGCAACCCACGCATCTGTACATTCTTCATCGTAGATACATAGCGTTCAATCGCTGTGTTAGCAGCAAGAACTACCTCGTATCTTTCGAGAGTTATCTTCAGACCCAAGGCGTTGGCCCTCCTAAGTGATCGATGATCTTTCTTAGTGAGCCTTGAATCTTTCTATCTACTGTTGAATCGCTAATACCCATCTCTTCTGCTATCTCAGAAAGAGTCATTGGGCTAGTGGAATACCTGTTGCGTAACATCACCTGCTCATCAGTATCCAGTAAATCAATGGCAGATCTAAGATCAATCACCATCGCCAATATATTGCCACCCTCACTTGGCACCGATGGTTTGCGTGGAGTTCCATCATCTACTTTGTCCACCAATACTGCACCGTGAGTATCAAACTCAAATGCAACCGGCAACATCTTTGCAATCGTTGCTGTGTCATAGAAGAATTCATCGCCAGTTGAGTAGCCAAGCTTTGCTGCTTTCTCTTTACGAGAATACTTCTCAACTGTCCTGCGGAATCGTGCCATGATCCGTCTTGCTACCCACTTAGTCTCATCCTTGCTTACCTCGTAAGCCTCATCCAACATCTTGGCTAAGTGAGGTCGCTTAAGAACATAGACTCGAAGCTCTTGAATTAAATCTTCTTTGTCTACATAGCCAGTAAACCTGCGATGGATGTGTGCTGCGGATATATGCACGAGATCATCGAGATGATCCTCAGCACGATCTTTTTCTTGCATTAGTCATCATCTTCTAGTTCGATGATGGCATCCATCACGAACTTAGCAACGAAGAACACCAATGTAATTACAAGAGTTGCAATTAAAAAAAATTTCTTCACTTGTTTTCTGGCCACTTTCCACGAGTAACCATCATGGCAATGATGCAATAGTTAGCAAGATCCTTGAAAGAATCCTCAATGGATTCATGCTGTGGCTTCTCACCAGATGCAAGTAGATTCTTTAGTCGTTCGAACTTATCACCCATACGAACCATCAACCCATTGATAGGGCCACCGTATGCATTGTTGATATTGCCCGGGCCGTAGTCTCTTTGCTTACTAATCAGTAGGTTGCCAAGCTCATCGATAATATCCCACGAGTCAGCAACGAACTGATTCATCACCGGATCTGCGGTAGTTGAACTACTATCTCGAGGGCCAAAGGCTGACTTGGGTTTTGCTTTAGGCTTAGGACTTTTAGGCCTAGCCCCTCCAATAATTCTTTCAAACTCTGCATCGTCATTAGATCTACCGATTCCATGCTCATACACGCTCATCTATTCCCAGTCTCCTTCGTAGCCCATCTAAACCCTCATCTAATACTATAGAGTTTACATCACTTCCAAGTGGAAGTGGTATCAACTCTGCGTGTTCAACTTCTTGTAAAACTTTCTCGGCCAACTCCATTCCCGGATTAGATCCATCTTTCTTATCATCATTGTCTGCCAAGACAAGGACTCTTCGATAGCCACCAAATAATCTATTGAAGTGTGGTCGCCAAGCTTTAACACCCGGCACTCCAACTGAAGGCAAGAGTTGACTAGCAATGACTGCATCCAACTCTCCCTCGCAAATTGCAATGGTATCCGAAGGCTTTTGTAGATCAACTGCGTTGAACAATCTTGCTGGTTGATGCATTGGTGCCATGTATCTAGGCCCCGGAAGTTCATCAATCCTTCGGAACTTGAAACCTGCAACGCCATTGACGACTCTGTATGGAATGGATAACCATCCAATGAATTGGACATGGCTCGGGTCACAGTCGACTGGTACGCTTCCCAGAAGATGCTCGCTTGCCAGCTCCTGACTGAACCCCCGACCTTTTAGGTAAGAGACCGTCTCCTCGTTTATCTTTTTGTGATATGTCGTAGCCAGCTCGTTTAGCAATGTCAGACGCTCTATCGAAAGCAACACGAAAATCCACCCCTTCTTTCCACATTAGTAATGAGTATGCATCTCCACCTATGCCACAGGTGTGGCAGAAGTAAAGTCCTGCCTTCTCTCCGTCTGTACTCATAACAGCAGACCTTCGAGTATCGTTATGGAAACAGCATCTAACAGGCTTTGAATAGCCTTCTCTTACTTCTCCACCATAGTATTCGACCACAGCCTTGAGAAGCTCTGGGTCGGCGGCCATTAGTAAGTCTTTCTTACTGGCTTCTTCTTCTGAGTTCGTTCCAACTGCTTAAGGTAAGAGTTGTATTCTTCAATACGCCGTTCCATTTTCTTCTGTTCTAACCTTGCATCGAATGTGTAATACAAGTGTTCTAAGAAATGATACAAAGCAACACCTGCTATTACGATCAATACGCCTACTACTGTTTCCATTTTAATACCTCCGTAAATGTATCTAACTCCATGATTACAAATGACTTGCCTATGCCATGCTGCCTACGCTTAGCGATAACGATTGGTATCGCTGGCGAAGACTTTCTTTTCTTCATCCAGTTTCTTACTTCAATACTTGCTTCCTCTACCCATGGCCCAAGCTTAAATGACTTCTCATTCTTTGCCTCGACTACGATGAAACTTTGGATGTCCGGTGCCCATAACCACATATCACCTTCATCGCTAGTGCCTGAGAGCCTTAGTCTTTCAACAGGATTGAATTCCTTCTCCCTAAAATACTCAACTAGATCTGTCTCCCATGTTGCACCCTTTCTTTTATTGGCCCGAGATTGCTTGGAGTCCAACGAAGTTCACCCCCGGTCTTAGATCAGCCATGCCCTGAACATCTCGATCCACTATCTGAACTCGTGATGCATCGATACCCAGCGTTACAAAGTTAGATGCATCTGCTGAGTGTTCACCGAATCTATTCTTAACTGCTGCAACTCTGAACTCTTGGAACTCCGGGTTCATCGCAATAGATAAGATCATTGATGGAAGTTGCGAGGCCTTACCGAGTATTGCTCGGCGAGGTGCTGGCATCTTTGGATCTCCAGTTCCTGCCTCACTCATGTGAGTTAGTGCAAGGACACAAGCACCAGTCTTGCGAGCCACATGGTGTAGCTCTGACATTATGGCTCTGATACCAGACCACTCTTCGCCAGTAACTGATACACAGTTCATCAAGTTATCAATCACAATCAATGCAGGTGCCATGCCATAGACCTCGCCATAAGCGAGGATCTCTAACTCGATTGCATCAATGTCCGGTGATGGATCAAAGACCCACTTAATATGTGAGCCTCTCTCCTGTAGCAATGGATCAAAGTAATGTGAATCTGCATCCAAGTATGTTTCAACCTGTTGCTGTGGTAGTCCAGTCAAACCTGCAACTGTTCTAAACATCTGAGTAATGGGGTCGGTATCCGCCGAGAAGTAAAGAGTCGGAACTCCTGTCTTCAAGGCGTATACCAACGCCATCAAACTCTTACCTGAGTTTGGTTGACCTGCGATAAGACACAACTGTGACTGACGGAATCGCATACCATGCTGTCTAAGTCCAGCCCATACATCCGGTAAGGGTTTAGCAGAGGAGCTTGTGCTGTGAACCGCTTGCAGTAAGTTCAACATTATGCAGCAATACTCCTCAATCTTTTTAGTTTCAATTCTTCACGGATCCTTCTCCGTTCTATTGCAGAAGTTCCTCCCCAAAAATGGAAGTCTTCATTATGTAATGCCCAGTTAAAACAATCTTCTAGAAGTGGACAACTTGCACATACATTACGAAGTGTTTCGTAATGGGTGAAGTCTCTTTCCTCTGTGCAGAAATGTTCGTTGCCGATAGAAGCACAAGCTTCGGTGCCAGTAAAGGCAGGGTAATTTGGTTTACCCTGCCTCACCAACGAGATTAAGAAGCGTTTGCTCTGAAGTCGCATTGCTGGCCCTGTGGTCGTGAGCAAGCATAGAAAGCACGATAAGGCTTTCCAGAAGCTTTGGCAGTTCCAGCAGGAACTAACTTGGCTCCTTCTCCATGCTTACAGACTGGGCCGTTAGAAGGGGCAGCATTCGCTGGCTGACCCCATGCATCTTGTGGTGGCGTTATTACGGTTGCATTGAATGACTGTGCAATCGCTTGTGTGGTCATTGGTTGAGAGCCACTAAAGGCGTTAGCCATGGCTTGTAGTAGTGACTCGGCACCACTTGGATCTAAAGCTTCTGCTAATTTCTGTGAGAAGCCTTGATATGTTGCATCTGCAATGACAAAGATTGTTCCATCGTTTGTCTTTGTTGATACTTGAAAGCCTAGTTCGGCCATCTTATTTCTCCTTTATGTGTTTGATGTTGAGTCGGACTGATTCTTTGCCGACTGGTTTTTTAGGTACGAAGCCCAAGAGTTTCTCTACTTCCTTCTCATCGATAGATGCACGACCTGCGACAGTAGTCCAACTAATGTCGACCCCACTTCGTGTCCTACCGAAGATGCCTTCGAGTGAAGCTCGAAGACTCTCACGCTTCGCTTCCAGATCATCGATCTGGTTTCCTATTTGTAAGAACAACAAGGCATTGTTGTCCACCTCAGTATCTTCGATCTCGACTTCCGAGGTTTTGTTCAGTTCTTTTTTTAGTCCAGTACAACCCAACTCCCCAGAAGAGTCGTAGAACTTACAATAGAACTGACAGTAGCTGGCATCCTTTTCAGGTTCAGGTGCATCGGCTGCATTCTTAATACTCTCAAGCCAAGCCAATGCTTCTTCAGCAATGGTTGGATCGTAGTCTTCAGTATGAACCTTTACATCTCGTTCATCACCATCCCGGGCTATGGCACACAAGTTAACGGTCTTAACTTTGTAACCGTTCTTCTCCAACAGGTAGCCATATGTATGAACTTGCCAACGCTGGTTCTTCGATGGGAAGTAACTTAGGTTCTTTACCTTTGTTGTCTTCCAGTCAACGACTGCACCAGTTTCAGGAATGAATAGATCTATATGGGCTTTCATTCCATTGTATTCGACTTCGGTCTCAACTAGATACTTCTTACCATCCGGATCCAAAGCTTCGATTGATTTCTCAATCTCTGCATGGATGGCCGTTCCCATGATGGCTGCTAGTTTGAGTTCGTTGTCATTAGTTTCGGCTTGTCCATTTAACCGAAACCAAACTTTGCGTGAACAGCCACCGAGTTCTGATGGCCCTATCTGCACTTGAGTGCTACGAGATTTACTTGCATCCTTAGCTCGTAGAACTTGGATAAGTAAATCTTTGATCTCACTCATCTGCTACACCTTTCTTGATGTCTTCTTGCACCTTGTTATAGGCTGTCCAGAATAGTGCATAGTAAGAAATATCAAAAGGTATTGTCTTCATATGCGTAACCAATGCACCAGTATGTGCATACACAGGGGTGCCTGTCTCTTTTAGTTTATTAAAGAAGATTATGTCTTCACCAATAAACCTATCTCCACCAAGATCTTTCTCAGCAAAGAAACTCTGATCCTTGAACTTATCCCTTAATTTAGGGATGATTGACTTATGCATTAGTAAGCAACCAAACCCGGCTGAATCAACTTCAATGATTTCATTTTCAGGTAGTGGGTGGATGTATTCAATCTGATATTCATGCGTTCCTTTTTTGAATATCGTGGGCATAGGAACCGGTAGGTTATTGATGCTGTCTTTCCAAACAAAGTATACACCGGTAACAACAGGTCGTGAGACCTTGTCTGCTGTCTCCCATAGAAGCTTGAGAACTTCCTTGGTGAGAACAATATCTGAATCAACCCATAGCAGCCAATCAGTTTTAGATTGGTCAGCCCATAGATTGAATAGCTCCATGCGTTGACGAGAGATCTGATTACCCTTAACTCTCATTGCATTGTTAATAGGCACACCAACTGTGTGTGCCATAAGCATCGTGTATACAAGTCCTTCTGTGAACTTGCCATCAGTCACACCATTGTCACACCATGAGATTGATAAAGTTTCTTTACTACTGTGTGGCACTTGGCGACCTTTCATCCTGCAAAATTTTGATTGCAAATTCTAAACCATCTACTAATCCCTGATTGTATTCGGTTGTCGGTTCGGGTTCAATAGCTTTTAATCTCTTTGTAAATTGATCTATGTAAAAATCTTTAAGCAACATTCTGTAGCCCCTTAATGTATTGCTCTGCCAGTTCGGAGATCTTCGCATCTCCATCGAGTGGTTTCCAGATAATCATTACACCGGGCAAGATTAAATTCTTTTCCTCGGGCAATGGAACTAGGTTAACCATTGTGTCTGCCATGAAATCTTTTTCATGCATCCAATCTACAAGATCAAACTTTGCGAGTTGATACTTAGTCGACTCGTAAGCGTGATCCCACCATACAGATACTGCTCCCTCATTGCTATAGGAAAATCCCATTACCCATGGATGAGGGCGGAATGAACGATCAGAGAACTCGGACATTTGTGCATAAATCGTGTCGACCTCTATGAGTTTCTCGTTCATGGCATAAGTGTGACACACAGGACTGACAAGCATTCGGCCATTTTGCCAAGGTCGGCGTGGCGTGTTATTGTCCTGCCACCTCGCAAGAGGTGGGGCAGAAACTTCAAGGCGACACTATACGGTGTAGCACCTAACCACCATAATTTTTATGGGGGGTAGGGGGGCATTTCTTAAAGCTCTTCTGCCGGTGTAGTTTTATGGCACAAAAAAAGAGGGGCCCCCGAAGGGGCCCCATCTAGTTACTATTAAGTTTTAGTCAGCATCTTCTGGATCTGTATACAGAGCTGCCAATGTCTTTTCATTCTCAATCTTCTGAGCCTTCAAAGAAAGTCCGGTTGCTGCTGCAATGAAAGCCAATACTGCTTCCTGTGGAATGTCTGCATAGGTTGCAACAACTGCTACCAATGCCTGAATAAGGCCAGCCCATGCGGCTGGGTTCTTCATGAATAGGTTGATCTTCATACTTAGTCCTCCTTTGGACTTATGACTTAAAGACTGGCTTGCCAAAGCCAACGACTGTCACGGCTTGTGACTTGCGTAGCTTGGAACCATTCTTCTTTTTGAAGGCACGAACCTTCAGGCAGACTTGTCCACCATTGCGTTGGTCACCCTTCTTATCAGGGGCAGTATTGCCCTCGATACAGGTAACAGTACCATCGCCGTTATCCTTGACCACGATACCGACATGAGAGATTCGATCTACTCCATCGTTAGGGAAGTCAAAGAAGACTATGTCTCCGGGTAGAGGGGTCGCTTCATCGCTGGCCTTCTCCCATTGATTCTTCTTCATGAATGCTGTGGCTCCGGCTACTGTGGATACACAGCTAGGAATCTTCAAGCCAACTTCGTTGGCACACCACATCACAAATGAACCACACCAAGGTAGGAAGTTAGCCTTAGTAAAGGCTCCATACTTGGTCTCGTTATCCTTTGGGCCCTCGATGACATTGAGTTCACCCTTTGCTACTGCAATAAAGTCTGCTCTTTGACCCATGATTAGCTTGCCTTCTTATCAACTTTAGCAAATGCTTCGTTGATCTCTTCGGCTGATAGTTGGCCATCTGCTAGATAGAATCGAGCAAGAGCTTCTAATACTCGTGCTGCACCCAAGGCACCGGCAAGGACTGCTGCCTGCCATACCTCAATGCCAACGAGTGAACCAGCACCGATTACTCCCAATGATTCTGCTGCAATTACTGCAACGATTCTTGAGAGAATGCTTTTTAATGTATCCATTATTCATCATCCTTTGGGTTACGAATTGGGTAGCTAATGCACCATGCAAGGAGTGTTCCCCAGATGGCGATACCTACGATCTGCTTTGCTGAACCATCAAGGACTACCCATGCAATACCCATGCCGAGTAGTGTCCATAACTGATCCAACATATCTCTAAAGAAGTTCTTCAAGGTTTTCTTCTCCTTACGCCTTTACTTTCTCTACCCGATGCGGCTCCGCCGCCACCTGTAGATCCACCACCAGAGGGGGTTCTGGTTGTAGAGGATGCCGCCATACCGGCGGCTGTTACTGCTGCTTGTCCTGCGATAACCGAGGCAACAATAATCTTTTCTGACTCTGCTCTTTCTTCATCACTCATATCAGCACCAATACTTGTGATAGCAAGTAAAGCTTGAGCAGGATTATCGAAGATGGCAGAGATAAGTTCTGCTGGGCTTTCTAATAACACAAGTGCAGCAGCCACTTCAGCAGTAATAATTACTTCGTTTCCGTTCTCATCTTGACGAACTTCAACTGGTGTTTCAGGTGGCAAGTCTTCATAAGTCAGACCTGCTTCTTGGATCGCTTCTGCTGTTACTGCTTTACCTGAAGCAGCAGCTTCTTCAATTAAATTTTCTGCAATAGCCTGTCGTTCTTCCGGAGTTGATTCCTCCGTTGCTACCATTGGTGGCTCAGGTTCAATAACAGGAGGTTCAGGTTGAGGAAGTGGTGCAGGTTCTGGGGCAGGTTCTGGAATAGGTTCAGGGTCTGGCTCTGGTTGAGGTTCAACAGGTAATGGAGGTTCAGATTCCGGTTCAGGAGCTGGTGGATCAGGAACTACCTCTGGCTCGGGAGCAGGAGTTGGAACAGGCTCTGGCTCAGGCTCTGGCACAGGGGCAGGATCCGGAATTGCTTCGGGTTCTGGAGCTGGTAGTTCAGGCTCTGGAGCAGGTGGTTCGGGTAACTGCTCAGGAGATGGCACAGGTTCGGGCTGAGGTACTGGAACTGGCTCTGGAAGTGGGGTTGGTTGAGGAAGAGGAACTGGCTGAGGAAGAGGCACCGGTTCTGGCATTGGTACCGGATCTGGTACAGGTTGAGGAGTCGGTTGAGGTTCTGGAACCGGGGTGGGTGTAGGTGAAGGTATTGGTGAAGGCTCTACTGCTGGCGTTACTACTGGCGTGGGTAGCGGCTCTGGTGTCGGTGTTGGACTTGGCTGCTCTGGAGTGGGGCTTGGTTGTGGGCTTGGTGACTGGCTTACTACTGGGGTTGGTATGGGTGATTCTGATGGAGAAGGAGTAGGCGATGGATCCACAATCGGCGTTGGTGTTGGCAATGGTGTTTGGGTTTGTGTCGGGGTTGGTTGTGGGCTGGGTTCAGGGGTCGGCTCCACAGAAGGCGAGGCTACAGGCGTTGGAGTTGGACTTGGTTCAGTCGCAGGAACATTTGGCGGAGCTGAAGTCTCAGTTGGAGTCGGTGTTGGACTTGGAGACGGTGCCGGAGTAGGTGCTACTCCGTTGTAATACCAAGTGCTTTCCGGTGCAGTTGTAGATACAAAAGTTTGCCATTGATTCTGTGTAGCAATAGAACAAAAGAGTGCAGCAATGTTTCCTTTGCCTTGAAAGAATTGAGTTGTGTTATCCCAACCAACTCTGAACTCTCTTGATTCACCACCTGCATTGGCACAGGTAACTGTTATTTGTCCTGTCTGCTCAGCATGAGATTCAGGTATAAACCATAGTGATGTTCCAAAAGTTAAAAAGAATACTGCTAGTAGGTTTCTAACTCTTTTCTTATCCATATTTGGGATCCTGTTCCTAACAAAGTTAAATGGTCTTTCATTAGAATGACGAATAGATCAATCGCTGGCTGTGGTCGTAGATTGATTGGGAACTCTGGCTCCCATAGGTAATCATCAAATGCCATAATCCCACCGGGCTTAAGTGCTTTCCACGCTAGGCTGGCATCAAGAAATACTGCTTGTGCTGTGTGATCTCCATCGATGTATATGAAATCGTAGATCTCTTTATCATCGGTGGTGGCAAGGAACTTGTGGCTTTCCATCTTGCATTTAATTACATTAGAAAATTCTTTTAACTTATCATCGTAGACTCTCTCAATATCTGAGAAGTCCATCTCGTGGTGGATCTCTTCATCAGATCCCTGCCAAGTATCAACATCGGTAAGGATGGAACTCTTGTCAGTAAGTATGTTCTGCATCAGCCATAGGCTGGCATCACCGGTATAGACACCTATCTGCAAGAAATGCAGGTTTGGCTTGTCCTTAAACTTAGTCAGTAAATCCTTAAAGTAGTCCTGTGCATAGAGGGAGAACCAGTTGGGATACTTACTTTCGCTTGGATGTGATGATGTCATAGATTAAGTCTACCTTTATTTGTAGGGCATTGACCTGATCCTTGAGGCTTGAGCCCCCATTGGTTTTAAGTTCTTGCAAATAGTGGATAACCATCCATCGAATACCAGCAGCAAAGCCGCCAATAATTGCAAGGATAGATACTGTAAATGCTGCCCAGTCCATAGCTGACATCAGACTACCGTTCTCATAGTAATGGTAATGATTCCACCAAAGTTTTCATTGTTACCAGATGGAGGAGTCATTCTAGTAAAGGCAATCTCTTCAATAACAGCATCGAAGTTTTCACCGGATGTAAAGTCTTGAACGAGAACTGTTGCACCTTCTGATTCAACAGTCTCTAAAGCTGACAGGCGATACTTAGCTCCACCCAAAGTTCCGTAACGAGTGTTACGGCGGTCTGATTCAAAGTCATAACACATCAATGGGAGCTGGATAAGGCGTGATCTAGTAGGGCTAGGGATAGCCTTGATGGCATAGCCCTTCATGATTGCACCAGTAGTTGCACTATCTGCATTGCGATACAAGGTAAAGGCCAACTGCCCATTGACTTGAGTTGATGCATAAGCAGCAGATAGATCGAAGTCTGTATTGTATGAGTTACCAGTAGTCAGGGTTGTAATCTGAGTACGGCCTTCATTAGCATCTGCATAGATTTCAATGTTTCCATTAAGGGTTCCGGTCTCAACACGGACACGCTTCCATGCCTTCTTTTCCAAGGTTCCCCAGTTAACGATTGCTGTCTGAAGAGTTCCTTCTGATACAAGGTTAGTTGCGTGTTGCAACCATGTTCCACTTGAATGAACAGAAAAGAATAGTTGTGCTGATGTAGGAAAGAATCCCAAAGCATCTACTGATCCGGTAGTTCCAGTAGCCACAATGTCTGTGGCATATGGATAAGTTCCATCATCTAGTAGTTGTCCAAGATAGATACGATAGATACCAGAAGCACCACCGATGCCAGCCTTTACACCTGCATAAATGTAAGAATCTCTAGCTGCAAAACCAAGGATTGGATTGGTTGTATTAAAAATCAATGGGCCATAGACAATAGTTGCATCATCTGCAATAGCTGCAATACGGACACCACGAGAAGTTCCGATAGCAAGGTAGGTTCCAAGGTATCCAAAGAGTGATCGAACTGTTTCTCCTCGAGGTATGTCTGCTACTGATACAGCAGCACCCAAGGCACCGGTTGAGTCAGGGGCAATCTTAAAGATTGCAGACTTATCTCCAGCATAGCCAGATACATAGATTGCACCACGACCTTCAGCAATATCAGACCAGATCCAACCAACAGGAACTGTAGTTGTGTTGGCTACTGATGTAATAGTAGAAAGGTTCGTTGCTGCACCACCATGACCACCAGTAAATGGAAGTTCATATACTGCTGCTACTGGTGTTGTGCCAGTTACATAACTGACACCAGCCATAATGCGATTCTTTACATACTGTAAGACAACGCTTGTAGCGTTGGCAGTATTGATTTGATAGTGAGCATGAAGTGTTGGACTTGCGGCAGTTAGATCGTAATCATAAATGTATGTAGCGGTGGCAAGATAAAGTGTAGTTCCATCTGTCTCTGCCGCTAAAATTTCAGTAGATAAAGCAGATCCAAGGATGAGTGAAGTAGATGTTCCACCTGCTGTTACTCTGGCAACACGAACTGCTGTGCTACCTGCTGCTGCACAGTCAATGTGCAATACATAATCAACACCACTAATAGTGGCAGGTAATGAGATTACTCTTCCAGATGAGCTAGTTGCTGCTGGGTAAATCTTGCTTGTATCTTTAAGTAAAGAAATCTGGCCCGGAGTCCATGGGTCAATGCCTTGTCCTGTGAAGTAACGAAAGCGTAATTGTTCTGCGTTACCTTCTAATGCTTCCTGATACTGGACACCTTCACCAAGGTGAAATGATGTCTGTGATCGAACCCAAAGACCTGAGTCAAGAGTCTGCTCACCCGGTTCACGAGCTTGGTCAACACGCTCATACTTCCATCGGGCAGTAGATCTACGATAAGGAGTTGTGTCATTCACATTCAAAAGAAATGGCAGACCACCAATAGCCACATCAAAGGCATAGGTGTTTGGATCGTAGTATTGAGAGCTTCGACCTGTGAGGTCAAGGATGACGGACTCTGAAATGTCCGGTGCTTTAGATTGCTTTAATACCACGCCAGCTCCTTACAATATTAGTGAAAGTTCTTACTTACGACATTGGGCGAGAACACTTTCTAAACTGCCCCTGTTTCAAGTTAATTAAACTCGTTCAACCCAAGAAGTTGTTGACTCATCCCAGTTGTAACGCTTTTCATCATTTGGATATGGGATAGGTGCTTCCCAAATAGAAAGATCTTTATTATATACCCAAGAATCATATATTTTTGGAGATATAAATTGATCTAATGTTTCATCATATGTATCCCCAATAGCAGAAAATTTTCCTCTAAATGAATTGTTATATGATGTTTGTTTCCATTTAGAGTGACCATGAAGTTGACTTAAAAAGTCAATACCTGCTTGTTCCGATTCACTTCCATCAACAATAATTACATCATTATTAACAACATGAACAGCAATGACTTTATTATTATCATCTAGTTTTGCAAAATGTGCCATTTTTACTCCTTAGAAAGTAATAGTTCCATCGCCGGTAAATTTATAGTAACGGTATCCACCATTAGTTGTTGTGCTTGGTGAACCAGTTGTAGAAGAAGCAGCAGAAATAGTATCTGGGTATCTAATAATTACAATACCAGAACCTCCATTAGCCCCATCATTTCCTGGAGAAGTTCCTGTATTGCTACCTCCTCCACCACCACCGCCAGTATTAGCAGTTCCAGCTACAGCATTTAATGATTGACTTTTAGAAGCACCGTCTCCACCTCCGCCAGTTCCACCAGTTCCTTTGGTAGTCGTACCCGATCCAGATGCTCCGCCTCCTCCACCACCACCGGCAAAATAATAAGTTCCTCCACTATTTACTCCTGATGTAGTTGCAGAACCCCATGCAGAATACGCAGATGTTCCTATACCACCATTACCACCCGTGTAACTTCCCGGAGAGTTTGATCCATTAGCACCTGCACCCCCACCACCGCCGCCATTGAAATCGGATCCAGAAGAATAACCAGTTCCACCATTATTTCCTTGATTATTTACTGAATAACCACCGGTATAAGTTCCTGATGTTCCGCCTCCTCCGCCACCGCCAGAACCACCATTGCCACAAGGGGCAACATTATTTCCAGTTCTTGCACCACCGGCTCCTCCGCCATGAGCAAGTATTGATGCTAAACCAGTTCCAGTAATTTTTGAATCTGAACCATTTGCTCCATTAACTTCACCAGCAGTAGGGCCAGTTGCTCCAGCACCGACAGTTATTGTATATGTAATTCCTGTATTGAATTTAACAGCACGATATAGAACACCACCTGCTCCACCGCCACCACCAACATTTCTTCCACCAGAACCGCCACCACCAATAACTAAAACTTCATAGATATTAGTCAATGGGTCATTAGTTGTGCTTAATTTAATTCCATTGTTTATGTTTAAGTTAGAAAATTTGCGAATAGCCATTAGAAGGTAATGCTCCCATCGCCAGTAAATTGATAAATATAATTTATTCCAGACATTGTAATAATTGGATTTCCTGTTGTCATAGATGCTTTTACTGGAGATTTAATAATTACAATTCCGGATCCGCCAGCACCAGTTATACTGGTAGCATTCCAACCACCACCACCACCACCGCCTCCGGTATTAATATATCCCTTTCCGCCATTGGCGATTACTGTAGATGTTCCACATCCACCATAACCACCACCGCCACGACCACCACGACCTCCGCCACCGGATCCGGCTGTATTGTCAGTTCCTCCACCACCACCGCCAGCATAATAAATTGCAGTTCCAGTTATTGAATTACTGGCACCATCGCCACCATCTCCACCTTTTGTTGTATCTCCATTAGATCCAGCAGCTCCTGCACCGCCGCCGCCACCAGCACCATAAGAAGG